CCTAAAAGGAAAACAATATGTATGATGACAGTAAAACAGTAAATCCTCTTGTATCATGGGTACTAGGTCAATGTGACCAATGGAAAGTACACAGAGATACAAACTATCTGGACAAGTGGCAAGAGTATGAAAGATTGTTTAGAGGTATCTTTGACCCAGCAGACAAAACCAGAGATTCTGAAAGAGCCAGAATAATCACTCCTGCACTGCAACAAGCGATAGAGTCACACACAGCAGAGATAGAAGAAGCTGTGTTTGGTAGAGGAGAGAAGTTCTTTGATATCACTGATGATGGTTTTGATCCACAGAAGATTGACATTCAGATGATTCGTAGTCAGATGATAGAAGACTTCAAGAAGGGTAACGTAAGAAAGTCAATCTCTGATATTATCTTACTATCTGCAATCTATGGTAACGGTATTGGTGAGATTACTGTATATGAGAAAAAAGAACTAATACCAGCTATGCAACCAGTAGTAGAGATGGGTATTACAGCAGTAGGAGTACAAGAGAAAACAAGGTTCTGTGTTGGACTCAAACCAATCACACCATACAACTTCTTGATAGACCCCTCTGCAAGTAACGTACAGGAGGCTCTAGGCTGTGCTATTGAAGAACTGGTATCTATCCACTCTGTAGTAGCAGCAATGGAGTCAGGAGTCTATGAGACTGTCTCAGACCTATCTCAGTATGCTATAGAGACTGATTTAGAACCATCACAAGAAGTATCTGATTATCAAGAGAACAGAGTTAAGTTGTTAAGATACTATGGACTCATACCAAAGTATATGATAGAGAATCAAGATGATTCAGAAAAGTATGAAGAAGTATTCAACAAACAAGCAGATGAGTATGGTACTCAAGCAGCAGACTTTAGTGACCTTGTAGAAGGAATAGTAGTCATAGCTAATGAGCAGTATTTACTCAAAGCAGAAGAGTCACCATACATGATGAAAGATAGACCTATTGTTTCTTTTCAAAATGATAGTGTTCCTAATCGTTTCTGGGGTCGTGGTATTGCTGAGAAGGGCTACAATATGCAAAAGGCTATTGATGCTCAAGTGCGTTCACACCTTGACAGCGTAGCACTAGCTACAGTGCCTATGATGGCTATGGATGCTACCAGACTACCTAGAGGTGCTAGGTTTGAAGTAAAGCCTGGTAAGACTATCCTTACTAATGGTAATCCAGCAGAGATACTATATCCATTCAAGATAGGTTCAGTAGATGGCTCTAACATTAACACTGCTACTTCCTTTATGAATATGCTATTAATGGCTACAGGAACAATAGATAGTTCATCATTACAAGCGATGACTACTGCTGAAGGAGCAGGATTATCTGTAGCATTATCATCAATCATAAAGAAAAACAAGAGGACATTAATAAACTTTCAAGAACAGTTCTTAATTCCATTTATAACTAAGTCTGCACATAGGTTTATGCAGTTTGAACCTGAGAAGTATCCTGCACAAGACTTTATTTTTATTCCTTCTAGTAATCTTGGTATCATAGCTAGAGAGCATGAGCAGATGCAGTTTATGAATTTACTGAAAACACTAGGTGCAGAATCACCAATTGTACCATTAGTTCTATCTGCAATCATAGAAAACTCTAGTTTGAACAACAGAGAACAGCTTATACAACAGCTACAGCAGATGATGCAACCTAATCCACAGGAAGCACAGTCACAACAAGCTGCTATACAGCTACAATTACAGAAAGCACAGCTAGAATTAGCTGATTTACAAGCAGATGTACAGCTAAAACAGGCTAAAGCACAAGGAGAAACGGTAGAAACACAGTTAAAACCAGTAGAAACACAGGCTAAGATAGCTGCTAGTGCTTCTAAGTACCTTGGAGACGCAGATGACCCTTCAAAAGAGTTTGAAAGACGTATAAAACTAGCAAATGTGGCTTTAAAAGAGAAAGATATAGACACAAAAGCTAGAATTGCAGAATTACAACTACAATCTTCAAGAAATACTTGACTTTTACAAAAAAGTGTGCTATAATCACGCAATAATAAAGCAAAAAACGTGCCAATGGATAAAAAAATATTAAATTACTATGATAACCGTTTTTCAATGATGTCTTCACCAGGTTGGAAAGACTTGATGGAAGATTTACAAAAAATGTATGATGAATACAAAAGTGTTCAGAACTGTGAAACTAGTGAAGATTTTCATTTTGCTAAAGGACAGGTAGATATACTAAAGTATATGTTAGGGTTAAAAAATATGTCTGAAAAGGTATATGAAGATTTATGTGCAGAAGAAGAAGCACACCCTAATGAAGACTTAATGTATGTGAACACATAATGACTAAAAGAATATTTGAGTTTCAATGTAAAAATAATTATGTATTTGAGAAATACATTGATGATTCAGTAAAAACAACTAACTGCCCCTCTTGTAATGCTGAAGCTAAACGCATAATCAGCAAACCAAGAATAGACCTAGATGGTTGTTCAGGTGACTTCCCCACTGCATCAGATGCGTGGGTTAGACGTAGAGAGAGTCATATGAAGTATGAAAGAAAAGTGGGTATAGGTCAAGAGTATAGTAGTATGGGACAAGGTTAGACCCCCATTCAAAGTGTCTTTCCTAAAATGTCAACTGACACAGGAGAGTAATAGTGGCTGAGTTTGTAGAAGAAATAGAAGATAAGAAAGAAGAACCACAGCAAGAAGAAGTAAAAGCTGAAGAAGTTAAAACAGAAGTAGAGATTCCTGAGAAGTATAAGGAGAAAACTCTTCAAGAAGTTATATCTATGCACCAACAAGCTGAGAAGTTAATAGGCAGACAAGGTACAGAGTTAGGAGAACTTCGTAGGGTTGCTAATTCTTATGTTCAAAGTCAACCACAAACAAAGCAAACAGAACCAGAAGAATCTAATGATGATGATTTTTTTGCTAACCCTAAACAGGCTGTAGACAAGGCAATACAAAATCACCCTAAGATTAGACAAGCAGAACAGTTAACCCAAGAGATGCAGAGGTCTAAAGCTCTTTCGTCACTGAAAGAAAAACATCCAGACTTTACTGATGTAGTAAAAGATCAAGGGTTTCAGGACTGGGTAAATAATTCTAAAGTAAGAGCAGAGTTATTTATGAGGGCTGATCGTAGGTATGATTATGATGCTGCTGACGAGCTTATTTCTACATGGAAAGAAAAGAGACAGGTAGGTAGTAAAACTGTAGAGATGGAGAAACAAGCTAGGTCACAAGACATTAAGAGTGCTACTACAACTGTAGCAAGCGGTAGCGGAGAAGCACCATCAAAGAAAATCTTTAGACGTTCTGATATACGAAATCTTATTAACAGTGATCCTAACAAGTACGAATCTATGTTGCCAGAGATTGAAAAAGCACATAGAGAAGGAAGAGTTAGAGGATGATATTTTAGAAAAGGAATTTTAAAATGGGTTTAGGTACTAATCATGTAATTAATTCAGAAGTCAATACCGCAGGTTTTATACCTGAGATTTGGTCGGATGAAATTATCGCTGGTTACAAGAAGAATCTTGTAGCTGCTAACTTAATTAAAACAATGAACATGAAGGGTAAGAAAGGTGATGTAGTTCACTTTCCTGCTCCTGCTCGTGGTGCAGCAACAACTAAAGCTGCTGAAACAGAAGTTACTCTTATTCAAGAGTCTGGTACAGAAAAGACTGTAACAATTAACCAACACTATGAGTATAGTCGTTTGATTGAAGACTTTGCTGAAGTACAGGCATTGAGTTCACTAAGACGTTTCTACACAGATGATGCTGGTTATGCGTTAGCTACTAGAGTAGATACAGATGTATTATCTTTAGGTAGACAGTCACAGGCTGGTTCTGGTAGTGCTGCTTATGACAAAGGCTTCTTAGGAGGTGATGGTTCTACATTTTATGTAGCTGCTAGTAATAACGAAAGTGCTATTACTGATGCAGGATTTAGAAGAGCTATCCAGCGTCTTGACGATCAAGATGTTCCTATGGATAATCGTAACTTTGTTATCCCACCTGTAGCTAGAAACGTAATGATGGGTCTATCACGATTCACAGAACAAGCATTTACAGGTGAAGCTGGTAATGCTAACACTATTAGAAATGGTCAGATTGGTGACATATATGGTATTAAGGTATATGTATCTACTAATGTAGACACAACTAACGGTTCTGGTGCTGCTAGAGTATGTTTGTTATTCCATCCTGAGTTTGGAGTATTAGTTGAGCAACTTGGTGTTCGTGTTCAAACACAATACAAGCAAGAGCATTTAGGTACACTTTTAACTGCTGATACCTTATATGGTACTGGTGAGCTAAGAGATACATCTGCTGTTGCACTTGTTGTCCCAGCTTAATTTTAATAACAGGGTTGGCTCTAGTAGTCAACCCTTTTCTTTATAAGGATGAATAATGGCTACAGTAAAAAGAGGAGAACTCAGACAGTTTCAGGGAGCTTTTTCTGATACCTGGGCAATCAAAGATACATTTAATTTTGGTTCAGTAGCAGATGGCAATGAAGAAGCTACTGCTATTACAGTATCTGGTGTAGGTGTAGGTGATATGGTATTAGGTGTAGCAACTAGCAGTTCTGCACAAGATTTAAACCTTATTGCACAAGTAACAGGAGCAGATACAATAGAGTTTCAAGTAGAAAACAATACAGGTGGTGCTATTGATTTAGCAACTGCTACATATACCTGCTTTGTTGGAAGACCAAACTGGTAAACATTATAGCCCTCTTCGGAGGGTTTTTTATGTTAAGGAATAATTATGGCTTTTTTTAGAGGTACAGGCGGTGCAGGTACTGCTACATTTGAGCAACTACCTTTAGCTATCAGTGAGGGCGGTACAAGTGCGACTACTGTAGCTTCTGCTAGAGTAGCTTTGTTGCCTTCTTATTCTGGTAATGCTACTTTTGTTCTAGCAGTAAATGCAACTGAAAATGACATAGAATTTGTCACAGCAGCAGCAGCGTCTGCTGTAAACTATAGTGATGCTACAGCAAACTTTACAGGAATATTACAAGAAAGTGGTAGCAATGTACTAACAAGTGCTGATATTGGTGTATCAGTAGCTTCTGCTGGTGTTACAGGAGGAGGAGTAAACTACTCTGATGCTACTGCAAACTTTACTGGTGTATTACAACACAGTTCCAGTAATGTACTAACACAATCAATGATAGGTGTATCAGTTCAAGGTTATGATGCTGATACAGCTTTTTTAGATGCTGCTACGGCAAACTTTACAGGAGTGCTACAAGATGGAGGAAGCACAGTTCTAACAGAATCAAGTACAATTGAAGGGGGTACTTACTCATGACAACCATTTTAACTAAGAAGAAAGACTCATCAGGAGTACCAGCTACCGCTGATATTACTAGTGCTGTTGGAGGAGCAGAATTAGCAGTTAATACTGCTGATAAAAGATTATATACAAAGAATAGTAGTAATGTTATTGTAGAAGTAGGTACAAACCCAGCAGCATTAAACTTAAATGCAGATTTAACAAACACATCAGGTAACTTAGTAGTAGACCCTGCAACACAAGTGTTTGAGATAAAAGGTGATGGTTCTTCAGCAGAAGGACAAATACAGTTAAATTGTCATGCTAACACACATGGTCAAAAGTTAAAAGCACAAGATCATTCTCTTAGTGCTACAAATACAATGTTACTACCTTTAGGTGCTGATTCTACGTTAGTATCTGAGGTAGGTACAGCTACGCTAACAAACAAAACTTTTGATGTTGTTAATGATGCAGACGGTAATTTAAGAGATATACCATTAAGTACTAAAGTTTCAGGAGCTTATACATTAGCCATAGGAGATGCAGGTAATCAAGTTACAGTAAACTCAGCAAATGTTGTAATAACTGTTCCTACAGGAGTATTTGCAGTAGGTGACATTGTATCAGTTATATCAGTAAATGGATGTACAGCATCATTAGCTTGTACTGCTGTTAATGCAGTCAAGGCAGGAGATTTAGCAGCAACTGCTTTGCATACACTAGATGCAAATGGAGTTGCTAGTATCATGTTTAGTTATTCAGCAGACTTAGCTGTTCTTACTGGGAATATTTCATAATGACTGGAATACATCAATTATTATTTTCTAATTTTGGCGATAAAAACCCTTTTGATGGAACAATCGTAACTTTTACTGGAACTCAAAACTACACAATACCATCAGGCATAACATCAGTCGATTTTGTCATAGTTGCTGCTGGAGGCGGAGGAGGACGAAACGGGGGTGGAGCTGGCGCTGGGGGAATGCGTGAAGGCACTAAAGCAGCAGGAACGCAATTATCTGTCAATCCTGGTCAAACATATACTGTAACTGTTGGAGGCGGAGGGTCTGGCGCACAAACAAGAACAGGTTCAAACGGGGGTAACTCAACTTTTTCAACCATTACTTCTGCTGGGGGCGGAGGAGGTGGTGGTCATGCTGGTGGAAGCAGTGAAAATGCTGCGGATGGAGGATCTGGAGGTGGAGCAGATTCGCAGGGAGGGACTAAGGGTGATGGTAACGAGCCTAATGTTAGTCCAAGTCAAGGAAATAACGGAGGCACCGGAGGAAATTCTGGTGGTAACTTTATGTCTGGAGGAGGCGGTGGAATAAATGCTGTTGGAACGAATGGCTCTTTTTCTGGCACCATAAAAGCTGGAAATGGCGGGGCTGGCAAAGCTAATGTAATCACTAGCACTGTTTTTGCTGGAGGTGGCGGAGGCGGAGCTGGCGGTAGTTCTACCTCTTCTCACTTGGGACTAGGAGGTACCGGAGGTGGTGGAAGTGCTCAACTTGGGGATGTAGGGCAAGCAGGGACAGAAAACACCGGAGGAGGAGGGGCCGGAGGTGGGTACGATGGCTCTAATCATATGGCAGGCGGCAATGGTGGAAAAGGTATAGTGATTTTACGATTAAATGCTTAATTCAAAGCGGTTTTAGTTAAAGGAGTATTTATGGCACATTTTGCAGAGTTGAATAGTGCAAATGTAGTTTTGAGAGTGTTGGCAGTTGATAACAAACATACTACAAATTCTGAAGGTGTAGAAGATGAAACAGTCGGTATTGCACATTTGCAAAATTGTTTATCTGGCACATGGAAACAAACTTCTTACAACGGTAATATGAGAGGTAACTATGCAGGTAAAGGCTATACTTACTTTGCAGACCAAGATTTATTTATGTCACCTAAACCTTACGATAGTTGGTCTATGTCTACTGCTGATGCTACATGG